ACTGGGCATCTATCCCCCAGACCTTTATACCCTCTCTTCTCAAATAATCAGATACTCTTTCAATCTGTTTCACACTCTTGTTGTTTAACCTCGTATTAATCTCAACGAGCAGCAATTGTCCTTATATTCAATATTCAATATGTCAATTAACGTTGTACTATTTTTTGTACACTACAAATATACAATACTTTTATTGTTATAAACAAATTATAAACAAACTTTAACATTTCTTTAACATTTAGTGTACTATATACTTACCTCTGTTTGGATTTTGTAGTTGATAGCCTACTGCATACCTAATAGCATCTATAAAGTGATTGTACTTGTCTATTGGTGTGTTGCTCTTGCGTTCTAACCAGCAGTAGTTGTTTAGTTCTTTAATAAGGTTTGTACTGTCAGGACTTATAACAAGGTCATAGTCTTGTAAAAGGCTTATACCATAAGTTACACTACCTTGCCCTTTAATTGATGGCTTTACCATACACCCTTTTGCTTTTAGTTCGTTAAGTAGTCTTGGCTCTGCACTATCCCCTACTATTAAACCATCCTTTGCGTGTTTTAAGTTAAGGTCTGCTATTTGTGATGTTGTTAGTCTTGGTAAGTAGAAGCACTCTTTTAAATAGATTGTCTTTGTGCTTGTGTTTATGTTTACCTCAACAAGTGTACTTGGGTCTGCTGCAAATCCGTAATCTTGTCCCCACACGCTTACGCTGTACCTTTTAAACTCTCCTATTGTCCAGTTGCTAAATATAACGCCCTCTGCTTTGTTTAGCCACGCACCTAACATTTGTTGTTTGTACTTGTCTGGTCTACGTTCACGCATCTGTGCTATTTGGTCTATATAGCTTTTAGATAGGTTGTCTATGTTGTCTATGTATGTGGTGTGTATGTAGGTTGTGTTGTCTTTGGTTATATTGCTTCCCTCTTGTACCCCTCTGTCCTCAAAGAAACGCTTGTATATAAAATGCTCTTTAGTTGTTGGGTTAAGTATTAATATAACTCTGTTCTGTAAGCCTTTCTCTCTTACTGATAAATCTATGGTGTCAAACTTTTGCTCGTCTGTTAGTTCTTCAGCTTCATCTACTACCCAAGTTGTAATACCTTGTAAGGATTTAAGGTTTGCGGTTTGGTCACCGCTTGAGGTCTTTATACCTCTGAATATTATTTTGCTACCAGTCTTTTTGTTTAGTATCTCGTCTTTAGTTATGTGAAAGTCTTGCGTAAAGCCAAACAGTTCTAACTTGTCTATAAATTCTGGTATAATAGATATATAAGCAGATGTTAATGTATAGCGTGTAAATAGTATTGTGTGTCCAGCTTCATAGGTAAGCATAACTAAAAGGGCGTTTACTGAAAATGACTTTCCAGAACCACGCCCACCACTAACTATAAAATATCTACTATCTTCCTCTACAATAGATTTATATTTCTTATGTACCTTAATCAACGAATTTAATTAAATCTCTAAAATTGATGTTTAAGCCCTCTGACGAGTTAATGTCTACGCTTTCTTTAGGTTTGCCATAACGATAGCTTAAATACAGCTGTAAAGCCCTCATATCGCCTTTTGTTACTAACTCTCCTAACTTACCTAATGCTTCGTCTTTGTCTATTATAGCATCTAACCGTTCTATTAGTTTTTGTTCTTGTGCTTTTGATTTTCTACCGGCGCCTTGTCTTTTGCCTCCGTGATTTTCGCTCATATCTTTTATCTTGATAAAACTTGAATATTCAAGCTACTAATATATAAACAAAATTACTTTTTTTTAGCACAGCACTGGGTTTTTAACTGGTCTGTTTAGTTTAGCACCTTTTACTTCTTCTACTTTTTTTTGAGGTTTAGTAATTTCTATTAGTTTGTTATAAGGTTTTACTCTTGTTTGTAAAAAGTTATTTAAAGAGTCTATATCCCAGCTTACTAAAGTATTGTTTATTTCTTTTATTAAATGCGCTGTTTTTTCTCCTTTTTCTTTTAATAGTTTTGCTTCAAAAGCTTTAGCTTTATCTATATTAAATGCCCCAGTTAAAAAGCCGTATTCTTTTACTATGCTATCGTGAACATTTTTATGAAAGTCTGTAGCTTGGTCTACTGTATCTAATAGATGTATTATATTGCAATGCTTCCTATCTATGCTTTCCCCTATTTGTCTAAGGTTATACTTTAAGCTAAATGCTATTTTGCAGTATACTCTTCTTGCGTCTACCATTTCACGCTTTCTTGATCTATCTGCTAAATCAAAACCGTATATACTGTTAAATTTTTCTTTGAGTTTTTGTAATGTCATTTTATATTGCGTTATCTAATATTTCAATTATATGTCTTATTTCACTTTTTTCAAATTTACCTGTTACTTCAGCGTTATATGTTTTAAAGGTTAAATGATACATATCTTTATCTGTATCATGTTTATTTTCTTTTTTACCTAAATGCTGTATTTGAATGTTAAATTTCATATTTTTTTTATTAATCTATTTTAGTAAATTCTGTTGTTTGAGTTTTGTTTATTTCTTTTTTGTTGTTAAAGTATTGGTCTACTAATGCGTCTATTATTACTAACTCGTCTATGGTGGCTGTTTTTATTTTGTGTATCAGTCCATCTATTTTGTTAAGTACGTTTAAGCACATCTCTGGGTTGTTGTGGTATACTGTATTAAAACCCTCTTGGTAGACTTGTTCTAATATTTGGTTAGTCTTACCTACTTGGTACTTTACGCTTTGTTTAAACGCTTTGCTGCCTTTTAGGTCATCGTTAGCCTCTAATAGTAATTGGCTTATTAAAACACACTTTAAATAGTTAAGATGTTTGTCTGATATTACTTGTTCCTCTCTATCCATTTTTTTTGTTCACTTCTTAAGTATTCAATTTCTCTTTTTAAATAGTCTAATGCTTTTTCAAGATCTTTAATTTCATTATCTTTTTTACCCGCTCTGCAAATATATTTTATAATATTTCCTTTATTAAAATTGAGTTGATAGTCTTTTATAATATCTATAACATCATAGTCTTTGCCATTATCATAATGTAAATAAGTTGCTTTCATATTATTTATTTTTAACAAATGTACCATTTATCATTTTGCCTTTACGATTTTTAATTTCATCGTATGCAGAATATATACAATCTTCTATTTTTAAAGATTGCAAATGAGCTAAATTAGTTAATACCACAATCATATCCCCTATAGCGTCTTGTATTTCGCTATAGTCTTGTTTTAATATTGCTTCAGCTAATTCACCCGATTCCTCCATTAGTTTAACATATTGAGTATGTGGATTGCCTTGTTCGTATAAATTCCTCTCTTTTGCCCAGTGTCTAATATTATCAAATATTTCAATATTATTAACAGGCTTATTTATAACATCCCAAAAGTTTTTTAATGACTGAGTGTATATATATCTTTCATCATTATGAGCTGATTTAAAATTGTTTTTTAAAATATATTCTTTAACCTCATTGTTAATTTCTATATTATAATCTTGATCTAATTCAATATTAGTTGGCCAAGTATAATTATCAAAGCCTTTATTAAATGTTTTTTTAAAAGTAATTGTTTGTTTTGTAATGTGTAGCATAAAATTGTTTATTGTTTGTTTATATGTTCTTATATCGTTTTTATATCCTAATTTACTTTGCCATTCAAATTCTAATTTAGAAGCCTCATCAATACATTTTGTTTTATCTAATATCTCAAAGTCAGAATAACCTTGCTGGACTATAATTCTTTTTGCGGGGTTTTTAGTACATCCAACTTTTACTCCTTCAATGTGATAAATATAATACATATTATTTTATTAATTCGGCTTTTATAAATTTATTGTGATTATAATTTTTTAAGTTATAGTCTTCGTATTTACCTTGTAAAATAGGTAAATTATATATTTTAGAATTTAAATACTCATTAACTTGTTCACTGTGTATTTTATATATATGTGCATCCGCTAAGTTTAAGCCTAACTGATTCGCATTTAATTTACATTCATTTGCTATAGTAATTAAAAACAATGCTCCTACTATAATATCGTAAGGTAAACCTAAAAATAAATCCGAGCTTCTAAAATGCATAACCATATTTAAATCATTATTACATCTAACAAAATTAAATTGAGTATAACAACACGGCAATGCTTGATCTTTTAAATCAGTCGGGTTCCAAAGCGATATAACAGCCCTACGTGAGTTATTTTTTATTTCACTTATAACATATTCAATTTGATTAAATATGCCGTTAAATTGTTTTATTTGATACCCATATACCTTACCTAGCTGATTGTTTTTTGCAAATTCATCCCACCAAAATATATTATACTTATGTAAGTATTCTAAATCTGTTTGGCCTTCATATATCCATTTAAACTCACCTAAAGCTTTATTAAAAAATATTTTTTTACCAGTAACAATTGGAAAGCCTTCTTTTAAATTTATATTTAAAGTTCGGTTAAATTGTTTCCAGGTGGATACAGCTGTGCGATTAGTAGCTAAAGTACCGTTACTAATAACGTCTTTTAATAGCTCTTTATATTGTAGTTCAAAATTATTCATAGCCATTATTTTTAAAGTCATCTAATGCAGCTATATAACCCACACAATCTAACATAGTATCTTTCTTAGTATTGTAAGACATACGAGATATTTTTAAAGCTATCATACACTTATAAAAATCTTCTGTAGTTATTTCTTTATTGCATAGCTCAGATGCTACACGAGCAGCTTTAGACATTGACTCGTCTATAGGACCATATTGACGTTGCTTTTCTTGTGCTCGGTCAAATATAATACGCTGTGCTTCTTTTAAAATATTCATTATTCTTTGTTTAGTTTATTGTAAATATACAAATATAATTCCCAACATTTGTTTTGAGCAGCATAATTTTCGTAAATATTAGGGGATAATGTTATATGACCGTCTTTATTTACTTCAATTTTTAAACCGGAATTAGTTGGTAATATAGCAACTTTAATATTGTTATTTAAACACCACTTCATTGCTTTATGCTGTTTTTCTGTTGTTATAATTGATTTTTTCTTTTTTTTCAATATGCTCTTAGTTTTAAAAGATTATAACATTCTACATATTTTTGTCGAGCCTTGCCCTTATACTTTTGTTTAAATAATAAATACATTTTTTTAGTATACTGATATTTTGTTTTACAATCTTTAAAATTCTTTTCAAAAAACTTTGCGCCCCATCCTTTAAAGTATTGAATATTATCCGCAGCATCCCCTATTATCATTTGTTCATAAAAGTTATATAATGCTTCAGCTTCTGAAATATCATAGATTTTTTTTCTTTTAAAGTGATAATTATATATTAAAGCCGGAAATTGTTTATAATCTTTATCAATAGATACAATCATAACATTTTCTCGGCCTACTTTATTTGAAATATCAAACCAGTATTTTGAAACTAAATCATCTGTTTCAATTCCATAACCCCAAATACTATTATACTCGTCTTTAACAAATTGATGCATATCATCTAACAACGGTGGTTGCTCTTGCGCTTTTCTATTAGCTTTATAAGTTTCAGTAATTATTTTTCTAAAGTTCCCTTTTGACCCATTAAAAGTAATTATTTTATCAATCTCATATATTTCTTCAAGGTCATTAACTATCTTCATATATTGCTCGTCAAACTTAGCTATGCTATCTTCTATATTAGTGTAAAATTTTTCTGAGCTATTTTCTTGTTTAGCTCTTAAACAACTTGCATACACTAAGCTATCCGCATCAATTAGTAAGATCATATTAATCTCTTATTTCATTTAAAATTATTCCTTCAATGTCGTAAAGTTGTTCTGTAGTAAGCATATCATATATATCAACATCTGCAACATAAACGCTTTCAATTGCTGCACTATCAGGAGATCCAGGATAATCATAAGTTTGAGGCTCTGCTTCTTCATAGCAGTATTCAACTTCCATTTTTATATTGCAGTAAGTTATTATCATATCTCGTATTGTTTTAATTTGTTTTCTAATTGTGTTATTTCTTCTTGTTGTTTTTGTATCAGTTCGTTTTTCTGTTGTCTAATTAGCTGTACTCTTTTATGTAGTACCTCAACCTCTGTACGCAGACCATTTACAAATGTACCTATTTCGTTCATAGCTTTAATGCAGTTGCGTAAGTCTTTGTTTAATGGCTTGGCATCTTTCCATTCCATTATCTTATCGGCTAACCAATTAAACCAAAGGTTATATGCTTGTTTTT